TCAGAGTGTAAGCGTGACGGTTTTTGGCGCACCTCGCCCCACAAGGGCGGAGAGCTGAAAGATGCGGATGTCGAGCGTGTCGCCGGGGGCGAGCGGCGCGCCCCAGTCGGCGGTCTGCTGGGCGGCCGTGTAGACCGCGCTGGTGGTGGCGGTGCTCAGCACCCGCTTCAAGATGGCGTCGTCGAGGATCTCGACCTCGTAGGCTTCCAGTTCCTCGGCCAGCGGCACCTCCAGCCCGCCCCAGCTGTCAGCGGCGAGCGCACGGGAGCGGCGCGTCCAGCGGATGGTCAGATCGCCGGACGTGCGCGGCCTGCGCCAAGGCTGCTCGACATGGGCGACGGAGAACGGACGGAGCCCGATGCCCGCAGGCGTGAAGGCCTGTGCGACATAGGTCTCGTCGCTGACCGCACGGCTCGCCGGGCCGATGCGCCAGTTCCACGGGATGCCGAGATCGGCCTCGGCGATCGGCAGGGACGCGAGCGACGCGTCCAGCACCACGACCCGCGCGCCAGCGGGCGCCGGATTTCCCATGGCGCTCTCGGTGCCGCGCTGGCCGCGCAGCAGGCGCGTCAGCCGATACCGGCCGGGCGCCAGCAGCTCGGCCGCGCCCGCCTGCACGATCTCCCAGACGCCCGACGTGGTTTCGATCGCCAGCGCGTTGGCCCCGCCGAACAGCGTCAGATCTGTGACACTCTCCAGCGTTCCGGTCAGCAGATCGACCACCAGCGCATTGCCGAGATCGAAGCGCGACGTCGGCCCCGCGTAGAGGTCCGAGACCAGCGCCCCGATCCGGGCGCGGCTGCCAAACGTGGTCAGCAACTCGAAGCCATCGGTCGCAGGGCTGCGAAACACCGCCATCTCGCCCGGCCAGGGAACCGCATGCGCCGCAACCAGCGGCCGATGCGCGGGCTGGTCCTCGGTCAGTTGCGGCAGGTCCATCAGCACCGCGTCCGGCGCGCCGAACACCACGGCGCGCGTCAGCGACGCCGCGCGGGGATCGCCGGGCGGCAGATCGTAGGTCGCGCGGTCCTGGCGGACGGCCTCGATGCCGCGCGCCCCGGCGTCGGCGATGGAGACGAGCCGCAGATCGACCAGCCGCCCGTCATGCGCGAGCCGGATCGCGTCGGCCGGATCGAGCGCGAGCCGCGAGGGCGGCAGTCGGAATGCCGCCGTCTCGCGCCCTACCCATGCCTCCATCAGCGCGCGGCGGCAGCGCCGTTCGGCCTCCTCGGGCGGCACGGCCATCGGGAAGGACTCCGAGGCAGTCCGCGTCGTGTCCACGGTGATGCGCCGCGCCTCGACGAGGGCCGCGTCGTAATCCTCGTCGGCCCGCGCGACCTGCCACTTCAGCGCCTGCGGCAGCTCGGTCTCCTGGCCGCGCGTCAGCTCCAGCACGTCGCCCTCGCGAGGGGCCACAAGATCGTCGGGCGCGAGGGTCATGACCGAGGCGCGGCCGCGCATGAGGAAGCGGATCACCCCCTCGGTCTCGACGGCGTCGAATCCGAAGTGGCGCGACAGCGTTGTGATCGAGGCGCGCGGGCTTTCCAGCGCGGTGATGGCGTAGCCCTCCACCGCGCCCCAGAGACCGGTGACGTCGATGCGATCCTCGGGCAGCCCGGCGCGCAGGCAGAGGTGCCGGACGAGTGCTGCCAACGACACCGCGCCAAGCCGCCCGGTCAGCCAGTGGCCGAGCCGCCAGTTCGCCCCGTCCGTCCAGACGTCGGTCAGCGCTGGAAAAAACGGATAGGGCCGCGCGTCCCAGGTCCAGGCGGCGCATTCGGGAACGTGCACCATTCGGCCGCTGTAGACCGACGACACCGGGTTGTTCGCGACCTCGCCCCACCAGAGATATGTCGCTTCGAGATAGGCGCGCTGGATGGCGTCGTCGCGCCAGCCCCGCGAGAAGTGCGGCGTGAAGCTCTCCGACGACTTCGGATCGAAGAAGACGTTGGGCTGGTTGGTGCCCCGGTCGATGGCGGGACAGCCGAGCTCGGTGAACCAGATCGGCTTCGACTGCGGCGCCCATGCCGTCGGCGTCCCGCTCTCCACCCCACCGGGGCGGTCGTAGTGCGCGTTCGACCACCAGGCGCGCGGATCCTTGTAGCGGAACACCCATGGCTTGGCGGCGGCACCGTCCGTGATGGGGGTCCGTACCTGCGCCGAGCGATCCGCCGCGCTGGCATAGAACCAGTCGAAGCCCTCGCCGCCCGCGATGTTTCCCTGCAGGTAGGCGCGGTCGTAGATCGCGGGCCAGCCCTCGGCCGCGTCCGCATGCTCGAACCCGTCGCGCCAGTCCGACAGCGGCATGTAGTTGTCGATCCCGACGAAATCGATCTCCGGATCGGCCCAGAGCGGATCGAGGTGGAAGAACACGTCGCCGCTGCCGTCGCCTGGCTGGTGTCCGAAGTATTCCGACCAGTCGGCAGCATAGCCGAGGCTCACACCCGACCCGAGGATCGAGCGCACATCCCCTAGCAGGTCCCGATATGCCTGCACGGCCGGATAGGTGGCCGCGCCCGAGCGGATCGTCGTGAGCCCCGGCATCTCGGTGCCGATCAGGAAGGCGTCGACCCCGCCCGCCGCCGCGCAGAGATGGGCGTAGTGCAGCACCATGCGGCGCAGGCCCCAGTCGCCCGCAGGCCCAATCCACGAAACCGTCTGACCCGAGACGTTGAAGCTCGCGGGCGTGGCCGTGCCGAACAGCGCCGCGACCTGCGTGGCGGCCATGGCGGTCTTGTCCACCGTCCCTGCAAAACCCGCCGCAGGGGAACAGGTGATCCGCCCCCGCCATGGGAATACGGGCTGCCCCGTCTCGGCGGCGTTGTCGCTGTAGGGGTTTGGAAGGGTGTTGTCCGGCGGCACGTCCATCAGGATGAACGGGTAGAAGGTCACGCGCAGCCCGCGCGCCTTCATTTCCTGGATCGCCTGCACCACGGCGAAGTCGGACGGCGTGCCGCCATAGACGGGACGGTCCTCTGCATCCCGGCTGACCAGGAAGGCGCTGGCGCGACTCACTCCATTCACCGACCAGCTGGCGGGCGTGGTCGACTTGGCCGACACCTCGACGCCCGGCCGCACCTTGCAGGAGCCCGCGCGCAGATCGTCGCCGAACCACGCCACGACGAGGCTGACGCTCTCGACCGCCGGGGCCATCGCCTGCAGCCGGTCCAGCGACTCCACCATGTCGGTGGAGTCGGCCAGCGCGTTCAGGTTCTCGGGCACCGTCGTGCCGCCATCGGTCTTGCGGATCGCCTGCGTCGCGTACGTGAACTCGCCCGAGGCGGGGATCATGGTGACGGCGCGGGTCAGCCCCTCGGCGGTGTCGGGATCGGCCAGCGGGCGGAACACCTCGAAGGAGAGCTGCGGCAGGCGGTTGCCGTAGGTCGAGAGCGCCAGTTCCTCGAAGACCACATAGGCGGTGCCGCGATAGGCGGGGGTGTTGGCCGCGCCCATCTTCGCCGCGATGAACGGATCAGGGCTCTGCGTCTCGTCTCCGGGATACCAGCGCCAGGTGACGCCGGTGAGCTCCATCGGCTTGCCGTCGGCCCAGATGCGCCCGATGCCGGTGATCGGGCCTTCGCACAGCGCCACGGCGAAGCTGGCGTAGTAGAGATACTCGGTGGTCTTGACCTTGCCGCCCCCGCCGCCCTTGCCGCCGCCCTGCGTGGTGGTCTTGGTCTCCTCGCGGAAATCCGTCGCCCAGATGATGTTGCCGCCCATGCGCATGCGGCCGTAGAGCCGCGGGATCACCGCGCCCTCGGTGGCCGAGGTGATGCGCAGCGTGTCGAGCCGCGCGCCCTCGATGCGTTGCGTCGGCGCCAAAGACGAGATGATCCAGCTGTCGACGACAGAGCCGATGCTGGAGCCGATGAAGCCGCCGATGGTGGCGGCGCTCACGCCGAGGATCGCGCCGCCGATGCTGCCGCCAATGGCGGCGCCAGCGGCGCCGAGGACAAGCGTTGCCATGTCGGGGTCTCAGCGTTGCGGGAACAGGAAGGCGAAGGCGATGCGCCGCCGCCAGCTTTCGGTGAGCGGTTCCTCGATCACGCCCAGCCGCTCGTACGCGTGGAGGAAGCTGTCGGGTCCCGTCAGGATCCCGACATGCTTGGCGATGGCGCGCGGCATCATGCGAAACAGCACGAACGCGCCGGGCCCGGCCTCGGCGGACGGCACCTCGATCATCATGGCACGCGCGCCTTCCGCCAGCACCTCGCGCGGGCCCGTCTCGCCCCAGTCGCGGCTGTAGGGCGGGATCGGGAACGGCTCGGGGCCGACGACCTCGCGCCAGACGCCCCGGGCGAGTCCGAGGCAGTCGCAGCCCACGCCGCGCAGGCTGGCCTGGTCGTGATAGGGCGTGCCGAGCCAGGACCGCGCCGCCGCGATGACCCGTTCCAGGTCGGCGGGCGTCACAGCACGCCCCCGTCGTGGCCGCCGTCGTTGGTCGCGTAGCGCAGGATCGTGTCCTGGCCCGGGATGTGCGGGAAGCCGCGGAAGTTGGCGGTATTGGCGAACTTCGCTCCGCAGGTCTCGATGCGCTTGTCGCAGCCCGCTCGGATGGTGAACGCGTCGCCCTCGGCGAGCGCGCGAACCGGCGCCTCGAGCAGGGTCAGGATCGCCACGCCGTCCGTCGCGTCGTGGCCGAGCACCTCGGCTTTGCGCCCGGCATTCGCGCCGCTGGTCCATTCGACGGTGCCGAAGGTGAACCAAGCGGCCTCGAACCCGCCGAGTCCCGAGGCGGTGAAGGCCCTGTCTCGCAGCAGATCGATCACCGCGCCGGTGCCCTTGTAGGTCGGATCCTCGAGATCGACGCCACAGCGCGCGTCCCCGAGCGCAGCGTCACAAGTCGCCTGGAAGGTCCGCCCGACCGTCTGGCCAAGGACATGCGCGAGCGAGCGGACTTCGGCGACGAAGGCCAGCCGCCCACGCCGGATCTGGCCGATGGCGCCCCGGCGCAGCAGCACGCGCTGTCCGGTATCCGCCCAGTTCACCCGCCAGACCTCGACCTCGGCGTTGTCCCAGCGACCGTCGAGGATGTCGGTCTCGGTGATCCGGTCTGAGGTCAGCACACCCTCGGCATCCTGCGCGTCGACGGACAGGTCCGAGCCGGAGCGCACCTCGGACGCCGTGAGCCCGCTCTCGGGCTCGAAGTCGGTGCCGTCGAAGCTGAGCGTCCGGTCGTGATCGGTGAAGCCGAAGGTGACGCCATCGGCCCGCGTGATGCGCCAGCACCAGGCGAGTGTCGTCGTGCCCTCGTCGAGATGGGCCTGCAGAGCAGGCGAGAGGGATTTCATCGGCAGGTTCCTGTCATGCGGTCGTCGACATCGGCGATCCAGTCGGCCCAGTCCGGCGGCACAGCGGCGACCGTCTCGGCATCCGGCCGGGTGAGCCGCGCCTCGGCGTAGGAAGCACAGCCGGCGTCACCACCGCCCATCGTTGCGGCGCAGCCGCTCAGCAGGATTGCCGGCGCCGCGGCCGTCACGAACCGCGTCGCGTCCGCGCTCGACACGCTTGTTCTTGTCTTCCATGGCATCGCGTTCTGCCTCCCGTTTGCCCGCGCGCTTTGCTGCTGCGCGCCCCCAGACCCGGCCGAGGACGACACCTCCGACCGCGCCCAGAGCCGCGACTAACCAGATCAGGAACTCAGCCATCGCCCCGTTCCCCGCGCGTGGCGGCCACGCAGAGGGCGACGACGAAGACGCCCACGCTGCCGCCCACGATCATCCCTGCAAGACACTCAAGCATCGCCACGGAACCCGCGCTCGATCCGGTCGCGCAGACCGATCAGGCCCAGACCGAGGAACATCAGCCCCGCGGGCGAGGCATCGCCCGAGCCAGCGAGCAGAGCGACAAGGCGGGACAGCTCACTCAGCGGTCCGGTAGCGGGCAGCGCGAGGGCGGCAATGCCTGTGAGCATGGCGAGCAGTCCCGCCCACCAGGTCATGGAGTTGGGTCGAACGTAGCGCATGGGGATCAGGCCCTCCGGATTAGGGTGGAGAAGAAGGTGGCCAGCCGGGCGAGCCAGCCGGTCGGCGTCTCGGGGGTTGCGGGGACTGAGGGTCTGACAGGCTGCAGCAGAGCCAGAGCCTGGTCTTCGGTCAGCCGCCGGACCGGCCGCGAGAAATCCACGCGGCCCGTGCGGTCCACGGACCAGACCGGGATGGCCCCGCCGGGATAGCGGCCATGGCGGAACAGGTCGCGCTCCGCCTCGCGCCGTGGGATGATCTCCGCCGGCCGCCGCCAGTTCAGGAAGGCCTGCGCGGCAGCCTCGCGGTCGCCGGCGTTCAGGTGGCGGGTCAGCGCAGCCCGCGCGATGCCGCCGGTGTTGTAGTGGAAGCTGACCAGCGCATCGAACTCGTGCGGCGCCAGTGGTACCGTCACCGCGGCCCTGACCTCGGCCTCGTATGTCGCGAGGTCCGTGCGGAAGACCCGGAAAGCCTCGCCGATGCCCTCATCGAGATCGGCGGGCATGCCGCGGGGCATCTCGCCGGGATCGGGCGGTCCGGCCGCGGCCGTATGGCCGATGCCGAAGGTCCAGGTGCAGGTGGAATCGCGGTAGGGCGCGGGCACGATACCTTCGTGCCTGGCCAGGGCCAGCAGGCCACGATGTGACATTTTCTTGGCGGTCATCTCCATGGGATTACTCCAAAAACGAGAGGATCAGGATCAGCACCGCAACGGCGATGCCGACGCGCAGCCGGTGCGCAAAGCGCACCCGAGGGTCCTCGCACCCGCTCCGCAGCGCGCGGGCGAGGCGGAAAAGCTCAGTCATCCTTGCGCCCCTTCGCGGCGCGCAGCCGGGCGTGGACGACTTCGATGAAGGCCGGGCCGAAAACGCCGACGAGATAGGCGGCCGAGCCGGCGGGCCCGCCCGCAGGGATCGCGTCGGGGCGCAGCCCCAGCCACGCCGCGATGACGGCCATCGACAGGCTCCCCATGCCGGCCGCGATCAGCCCGCCGAGCAGGATGTGGCGCAACGCATCGCGCAGGCGCATCTTCGTGGTCAGCGCGTTCGTGGCGCCGCCGAGCGCGCCCCAGGCGGCGAGGATCACGGCGGTAGATGCTGCAAGTTCCCTGAGAACTGCTGCGATGAAGCCGGATCCGTCATTCATGGCGGATGCCCCGAGGTCTTGACGTTTGCATGGGGTCGCGCAGCACGGCTGCGACGGTGAGCGGGGACCGTGGCGCCGTCCTTCGGACCGCCGCGTAAGCCCCGCGAACGCCGGAATCGTTCATCGCCGGATCTCCAGAAGCGGAATTGAGGTAATCGAGCCGAGCCGCTCGAGGTCGAGGGTCACGTCGAGCGCGTCGGTGTCAAAACGGACAGGCACGTCGAAGGCGAAGCCTGCGGTGATCGCGACGCCCGCCGCCGGCGCGGTGGCGAAGGTGACGACGCCGCTGGTCGTGTCGATCGTCCAGCCCGACATCTGCTCGACGCCGCCGAGCGCGACGCGCAGGCTGCCTGCCACAGGCTTGGCGATGGCGCGGATCCAGCTTTGCGCGCCGGAGCTGTAGCGTTTCAGGAGTGCAAACTCGGTGAGGCCGCCATTGCCCGTGCCGATCTCCTGGTCGGTGGGCGCGATCGCCTTGGACGGCGGGGCCGACTTGTAATCGCCCCAGTCCTTGAAGCGGAAGCCATGGAGCCGGCCGTTTCGCGCCTCGAAGAAGGCGACCACGGCCGCCAGATCGTCCGCGCGCCGTATGCCGTAGGCCACGTCGTAGCGGCGGCGGGAATTGGCCCAGCTGGCGTTGCGCTCCTCCTCGCCCGAGGCGAGTTCGACGATCTGCGTGCGCCGCTCCGGCCCGCCGCGCGCGCCGCGGCTGATGTCGTCCGGGAAACGCACCTCATGGAACGCCATTGCTCACATTCCCCTTCGACCCATGGCCACGGCGCGCGAGATGTCGGCGGCGACCTGTGTGCGGGACTGTCGGAAGCTCTCGGCGTCGCGGGTCTGGATGGTGACATTGACGGTCGGGGCGGGCTCGCGGTCGCGGCCCTGGGCGTCTTCGGCGCGCACCTCCCGGCGCGAGAGCACCCGCTCGCCGCGTTGCAGGATCGCCGGTACCTCATCATGGCGAAGCCCGAGCGTGCCGCCAGAATGCATGCGTGGCGCGTCCGCGAAGGCCGCAGCCGGAACCGTGCGTCCGGGTCCCGGTGCACCGACCACACCGCCGGCATGGAGGACATTGGCGAAAAGCCCGCCGGCGCCCCCGAGCGCACCGCCGAGCGCATTGGCGATCGGCCCCAGGATGAAGCGCCGCGCGGCGAGCTGCGCGAGATCGGCGATGAGCGATGTGACGAGGTCGCGGACCTTCAGCTTGCCGGTCTTCACGAACTCGCCGACCGCGCTCTCCGCCGACCGGAAGGCGCCCACGAGGCTCTGGCCGATATCGCCGCCGATCTGACGCGCCTTCGTCGCGTAATCCGACAGGGCCACGGTGACGGCCTGCCAGCCGGTGACGGCCCGCTCGGTGCTGGGCGCGGCGGCGGAGGCGGCCGCGCCGGCCGCGGCGCCGGCCTCGGTGGCCGCCTGTCCAGCCGCGCCGAGCGCCTCCTCGAACCGGTCGGCCGAGTCCGTGGCCGCCTCGAGCGCCGCCGCGCCGTCCGAGCCCGCGCCCGCCACGGCGTCCTTCAGTGCTTGCCACGCGGTCATCGGGCGCGCGGCGGCCTGAGACAGCATGCCGGCGGCCTCGGCATAGCCCGCGGCGCGCCCGCGCGCATCCGCGGCCATCCCGCCGAAGAGATCCGGCGCCTCGACATAGGTGCGGCCCATGGCGGCACGGAAGGCCTCTCCCGCGGCATCGCCGACCGCCGTGGCCGCCCCGGCGAACGGGTTCTCGACCCCGCCCAGCTCGACCGGGTCCAGCGTGCCGATGGAGAGGCCGCCCTCGCCGGTTGCCCAGTCGGGGAGATTGGACAGCGCCGCGTTCAGCCGGGTGATGAAGCGGTTGATGCGCGCCACCACACCGTTGATCATCGACTCGACGCCGTCGATCAGGGCATTCGCGGCCTGGAAGGCGAAGTCCCCGATGGCCTCCGGCAGCGCCCCCCAAGTCGCCTTCACCGCGTCGAACGCGCCGGAGAAGGTCGCGACGGTGCTGTTGCCCCAGCCGACCACAGCCTCCGTCGCGCCCTGCAGACCCTCGAAGATGCTGGCCTGCGCTGCGGCCCAGCCGGCCTCCACCCGCGCCCAGGCGGCGCCGGCGCGCAGCGCGATCCGGTCCCAGGCCTCCGCGGCCACGTCCTTCAGCAGATCGAGCGCCGCGCCGATGCCGCCCGTCGCTGCCACCAGCCGCGTGAACTGGTAGATCAGCTCGCCCGCGCCGACGATCAGCGCACCGATGCCGGTGCGGATCAGCGCCCCGCGCAGGACGACCAGCGCCGTGGCGAGACCGCGGACCGTCGTCGCGGCCAACGCGAGACGGACAACCATGCGCCCGGCGATGAACCCCGCGAAGGCCGCCGCGGTGCTGGCCACCCGCGCGAAATTGTCGATCAACAGGACGAACGCGTCCGAAAGGCCGGTGAAGACCCGCTGGATCGGCCCGCCGACCTCGCCCAGCCGGGCCAGCCCTTCGGCGGCGCTCTGCAGCGCCGGCGCGGCGGCGACGGCCAGCTGGTTCGACAGGCCCCGCCAGAGCAGACCCAGCCGCGAGATCGCGTCGTTGGTCTCCTCGATCCGGTCGGCGTCGGCGTCGCTGACCAGCACGCCGAAGCGGCGCAGCTCGTCGTTCGCCTGGCGCAGTTGCGCGGGTTCGAGCCGCTGGAAGGCCACGAAGGCGCGATCGCCGAAGAGCTGCGAGAAGAGCGCCGCCTGCTCGGAGGCCGCGGCATTGCTGCGGATCGCCTCGGTCACCCGCGCGATGCGCTGGTCGAGCGGCAGCGCGAGCAGCTCCGTCGCATTCAGCCCCAGCCGCCGGATCGCGTCGGCCGCAGGGCCGCTGCCATCGGCGGCGAAGAGCGAAAGGCGCCGGGTCAGGCGCGCAGAGCCGGCCTCGAGTTCGCGGAAGGTATTGCCCGACAGGTCCGCCGCACGCGCGAGCACCTGCACGCTCGCCGTGGTGGTGGCCAGCGACTGCGCGAGCTTGGCCTGCGCGTCGACGGTCTGGAGCCCCGAGCGGATCAGCGCCGCGCCCGCCGCCGTAGCTGCCGCGCCGACGACCCGGGCGATCCGCGTGGCCTGCCGCGCGAAGCGGGCGAGCCGGCGGTTGGCCGCCTCCATCTCGCGCGAGAGGCGCCGGAAGCCCTGCTGCCCGGCCTCGCCCACACCGCGCAGCGCATCCTTGACCTGCCGCCCGCCCGTCGCCGACAGGCGCACGCTCACACGTTTCTCGGCCATCAGTCAGCCCCCATGGCGCCGCCGTCCCCGCGCGACTCGTCGTTTCGTTTCTGCAGGGTCTCGACCACCACCGCCTCGACATGCGGGAGAAGCTCGGCGGCGGCGGCCAGCGGAACGCCGCGGACGCGGGCCATCGTCAGGAGCGCGGTCATGTCGAAGCCGATGACGCCGCCCATCGGCGCCAGCCGCAGCTGGCCGCCGGCCGCCTGCACCAGATCCCGCATCTGCCGACCCTCCAGCGTCAGCGGGCGCTCTTGCGTTTGCGGGCAGTCCGGGCACGGCCCTTGGCACCCTGCGCAGTACTCCGCGCCCCCGCCCCAGACCCAGGCTGCGAGGGCGCAGAGGCGTTTTTTTCCTGCTCCAGCAGCAGTCCTTTCTGGACGTAGCGGGTCTGGAACGCCTCGAAAATCGGCCAGATGTCCATCAGCGCCGGGATCGTCTCGGTCCCGGGCTCCACCGGATTGCCCCTCGCGTCGCCGACGCCGTCCCATTCCACGATCGCCAGCCGGGCCAGCGCGACCGCGAAAGGGATCGCCACCGCCTCGTCGGTCGCGCGCGAAATGGCCGCGTTTGCCTCCGCCTCAATGGCCTCGGGCGGCACGCTCTGCAGCGCCTCGACCACGTCGGGATCGCGGCGCGCCTCGGCCATCAGGGCGGTGGTGATCGGCAGGAGTTTCAGGCGCACGCCGCCGGGCATGTCGTGCCAGGCGGGTTTGCGGGTCATGTCGAGTCGGAGCATCAGTACAGGTCCACGTCGTTGATGAGGGTTGCGGTGGCCATGCGGCCGGTGCCGGGGTCACGCGCCGCCTGCCAGTCGAATGTCGCCTGGATGCCCTGCGGCCCGTCGATCCCGATCCGCGGGCGCGGCAGGTAGACGGCATGCGCAGTCAGCGTGAAGCTCTCGCCCGAGGGCAGCGCGTAGCCGAAAACCAGCTCGCAAGCCGCCCCGTCGATCGCCTGCTGCAGCAGCGTCTCGTCGGCGAAGCGGACCACCACGTTGCCGGTGAGCGCGGCGATGCCGGGCTCCACGCCGTCGATCTTGCCGTCGGCGCGGAGCGTCTCCACCCGGTCGAGGTTGTTGGCATAGGTGATCTCGGCCGAGACCAGGTTGCCGAGCGCCGCCCCATCGCGCTGGACGCTGCCGTTGAAGCTGCCGAAGCGCCTGAGCGCGGGCTCGGTCAGGGTGCCGGCCTGGCTCGCAGCGCTCTTGTCCTCGCCCTGCGCGATCACGCCGACGGTCGCCGTGACGAGGCCCGAGCGCTCCATCGACCATTGCAACTGGTTGACCCGGCAGCCGGGATACATGGCGAAGTGCGGTACCTCCGGCAGGCCCTTTTCCAGCGCGAAGCTCGGCAGGTCCCAGGCGCCGGACTGGAACTCGTGGGTGTAGGGCCCGGTGCCGCTGGTCGTGGGCACGCCGAAGGCGGCCTTGAGCCAGTGGCCCCAGGCCTCCGCGTCGATCGGGACCACCACGTCGCCGTCGGCGGTGATCGCGTCCTTGACCGGCGCCAGCGGATCGCGGCCGTAGCCCAGCAGCTCGGAGTCGAGCAGCGGCTGTTCGGCGGCGACGGTCAGCCCCGGCGCGAAGGGCATTCGGATGAAGCCGCTGGCCGGCGGCGTGCCGTAGGTGGTCTCGAAGCCGAGCGCGAGCCGCGCCCGGGCCCCAAGGGATCGTGCCATGATGCTCTCCTGTCGCAAAAAGGAACGGCCCGCGGAGCGGGTCCGCGGGCCGGTGGGTCAGTGGTCAGGTTGGGGAGGTCGCCCGGTTGCCGTGGACGCCGCGCTCAGCTCAGCGGGTCGTCCGTCGCGTAGTGCAGCACCACCGCGATGGTCGCCGCCTTCAGGCTCGCCGCGCCCTCTACGGCCAAGTCGACCGGGCGCGGCGCTTCTGCCTCTACCCAGTCACAGAGCCCGCTCAGCGTGCGGTCGGCGGCGAGCGCCGTGCCAATGCTGGCGGTCAGCGTGTCGAAGGCGGCATCACGGTCGGCGCCCTGAACCACCGCCTCGATCTCGGCGCGGTGCTGGTAGTGATAACGCAGCGGCGAAAACGTCACCTCCGGCTCCCCCGGCTCGCCGTCGCGCAGGATCAGTAATCCATCGGCCGGGACGCGCTCGGGCAGCACCTCGCTGCGCAAAGCGGTGGCGGGAAGCGCCGAGAGCCGCGCGTTCAGCGCGGCGAGGATGGTTTCGCGAGGTGTCAT